ATGAAATCCCTCCTGGCAATCGCAATTCTTTTAACCCCTTTAGCTGCATCAGCTGATTTTGTTCATCCGTTAGATTTCGATGGCTCAGAAGCTCAAAAACAAGAGGTCCTTGGTTACATTGAGGATCGCGTTAAAGCAGACTATTGCGACGGTCAGCTGGATATGTGCCAGCCATCAAATCTTAGAATGATGGAAAAGCAAAACCTGCGCGCATTCAAGATGCTGACGCAAGCCAAGGATCGCGCCATTTTGGATAAAGTCATTGAGGACTACTGCGAGGGCGGGCTTGATATGTGCACTTATGACACTATCAATATGATGTACAACCAGAACGTCAAAGCCAATCAGGAAAAGTTAGCCTGGTAAAAAAACATGCCCGCTTTCGCGGGCAATGTCAGTGCAGTAGTGATGGCTGAATTCCGTGACTCGTGTGAAGCGGCACTTTGTTGACAGCCCCCGGAGAAACAATTATCTGCACGATTGTTTCATGGGTTTTAAAAGTGCAACTGCAGTTAATATTCGTGCATTGGTGATAGCGTTCTTTTGTCTCGTCAGACATGTATCGGCTGCTTTTAGCATGAGCGGCGGTCTGGCATAGCGGGCAGTGCATAATCTGGTCGTTCTCCCTGTTGGCGTCCAAACTTAATACCCTTAATTCACATAAAGAGCAACAAAATTCACTTATTGTGAACAACCTTTACTCTGCCTCATATCCAACATTTTTTATCAGTACCTCAAAGCTAAGCGCTGTCGTAAAACCCCGCTCGCTTAAGCTGTGCGTGACCTTACTGATTACCCATGGCTGCGCATCGATCACCGACTTAAAGCCACTGACGGCCACCGGCGTTTCAGGAAACAGGTCAGCACGCCCCATTGCCAGGGTAAGCGAGAACTCAGCCACCCCGCGCTGCAGCTTGTCCCACTTTGCCTTAGCCGCACGCATTGCCGCCGCCTGCGTGGCGTAGACCGTGGTGATCGCAAAAACGTTATCCTCACTCCCGGCCATGTACTCGCCCTGCCTGGCTTCGACAGGCTTTACCACTTTCGCCGCCGGATGCTGGGCTTTCTGCGCGCTCTGTGTTTTTGGCTTGCGCTTCACCTTAACCTTTTTCGGCTTCGGGTCTTTCGTGTGCAGCCAGCCCGCAGTAACACCGGTGTACGCGCCACGGTCAGCAATGCTGAAACTGTGCTGGTCACCGTCCTGGCGGGTTAAGGTCACCTGCGGAATCGGCTTCCCGCCAGCGGTGACACCACCGCCCGGCCTGATAAGCAGCAGCCGCCCGGCTTTAATCGCCGCCACGGCACCGTTAATCGTGGCGATGCGCGTCAGGAATGCGGCGTCAGTCTCCTGGGTCTGGTCGATGTGGCTGACTTTAATCGCGGCCAGCCCGTCACCGACCATCGGGGTGAGATTGTTGCGCCTGGCGACCTGAGCAATCACCTCTCCCAGCGTCGTATTATGATATGACGCCTCCCGCCGGGAGTTGAGCGAACCGCGAAAATCGGCACTGCGCGCCCGGATCGTCATGGCATCCGGCGCGCCGTGGTGCTCAATCTCATCGACCGTAAAATCGCCCTTACTGATAAGGGGTAGCCCCTTCCAGCCCAGGAACAGGGAGATCACCGCACCGCGTGGCGGCATGGCTACCTGCCCGTCGGCATCATCCAGTTCAATATCAAGCTGATCCGCTTCAAAGCCGCGGTTGTCAGTCATGGTTAGCGATATCAGGCGGGGGCTGATGTCCGCCGTAATATCCTTTGAATTTACCCTGACCATAAAGGCCGGACTGCGTGGCGCGCCGGCGGGCATGGCGAGACTGCTTACCCCGGTCATCCCAGTAACCCCCCGGCCTGGCTGATAAAACTCCCCGCCGACGCTTTCACGCTTTCAATGGCTGACGTCACCTGGCCCGGCAATGAGCTGATGCCACCGATCAACCCGTCGGCCTGTTTTTTCATATCGCCAAACATCGATGTCAGCGACTCGTCAACGCGCAGCATGCTCAGTGAAAACATGATTTTGCTGGCCGAGCCGTCAGAATAAAAATCGCTGCTGGTCGCGGAAAAGCTTTCAATCACGTACATTCCGTAGATCGTGCCGTTCCCGCCGATAAGCGGCCAGGCGCGCCCCTCGTCGGCCAGTAGCTTAATCGTCAGCAGTGAGATAGCACCGCCCGTTATCTCCGGGCGCAGCTCACCCGACAGCGTTATTTTTTCGTCACCGACGCCGACAAACTGCGCGGCGGCGCGCTGGCCAACACGGCTGTTGGTCGGCCAGCGATAATCGGCATTCTGCTGCAGCTCGCTGTACGGCAGGGTCTGGCGCATAAACGGGATCAGACCGTAAATCATCATCATCTGTTAATCACTCCATCCCATTTTAGTGTTCTGCGCGGCCCGCTGGCTGCGTGCATCCCGCTGCTTTTGCTGCGCAATCAGCGCCAGCGCGTCATCCTTGCTGATGCCCGGCGGCATATTGATGTGATAGGTATCGTTGCTGGTGACGCTGCTTGTACTGCTACCAACGCCGGGTGAAGAGACGGGACGATACCCCGCGCCGCCGTTTGCCAGGCTGTACTGCATCCCCGGATACTGAGCGCCCGCCGGGGCATCTGTCGGCAGGTTGTCTTTGAGTTTCTTCGACTTGTCGTCAACCATGCCGAGCTTTTTCAGCACCCAGTCAATGCCGTCCTGCAGTGCGGTAAGCGGTGACAGCACAACATTAATCCCTGCCGCCAGCAGCTCGCCAAACTGCTTGCCCATATCACCGGCGGCCTGCAGCCCGCCCTGCGTCATCTTCACCGGCTCAATCAACCCCTTGAACTTATCCCACACCCAGCCGAGTTTCTCGCCCAGCCAGTCAAACACCGGCTTGAGCGGTGAAAACGCGTCTGAGATTGGCCCCATTGCGGCCGTAAACCCCTGCACCATCCCAGCCAGAAAGGCGCCGATCGGCTCCCAGTATTTACGGATAAGCAACGCCCCACCGACGATTGCAGCGGCAACCGCGATAACCGGCAGGGAAATTGCGCCCAGCGCTGCGGCCACGGCACCACCGGCAATGCTGAATCCGGCGCTGAGGAATCCCGCCCCGGCAATCAGCGCATTGATCCCGGCCATGACCGGCCAGACAACCAGCCCGACGCCGCCCAGCACGGCAACCAGCGCCGCCGCCGCACCGGCAACCATGACAATCTGCTGTGCCAGCTTAGGGTTAGCCGTCACCCACGCATTCACCCGATCGAGCCAGCCCGCCGCCGCCTGGGTCAGTTTGCGCAGCACACCATCATCATCATTGAACAGATTGAAGCGCAGGCGGGACATGGCCCCCTGCAGCCGCCCGATATCGCCCTGGAGGTTATCGCGCAGCGTGTCGCCCATGCGCTCCGCCGCCCCGGACACGTCGCCCAGCTTGTTCTTTGTTCCCGCCAGCGCGGCGAGGAAGGCGGGGATCTGGTCAACGGACAGGTCTTCGATCGGCGTGCCGAACAGCGCAATCGCCTGGTTTGCCCGCGTCGCCGGGTCTTTGATTTTTAACAGGCCCCGCGCTGTTTTCTGCATCGCAACGCGCGCTTTCTCTCCCCCTCGCGCAATGTCGCTCGACATTTTTTTCGCATTAAGGCCGATAGCTGCATATGCCGCGACGCTGTTTTTTGACATATCCGATCCACGGATGCTGAACTCTTTGACCGCATCACCCGTTTTATCCAGCGCAAACTTCCCCTGCTGCGCCATATCAACCAGCAGCGTCATGGCTTCAGAGCCACTGAACCCCATGTTACGGAAGTGAGTGGAATACTCGTGCAGGATTTCCGGCAGCTCACCGCGCATCTGCGTTGACACGCGCTGCATCCCGGCAACCATCAGATCAAACGCCTCATCGCTGTTTTTAGCGAGTCCGTTTTTCATCATGATCGCCGCAATCTGGATGCTCTCCGTTGTGTCGCTACCCAGCGCGGTCTGAATGTCCAGCGCCTTGCGTGATATGCGATTAAGCTCACTTTCCCCGACGGCACCCAGCGCGCCCAGGGTACTGCGCACCGCACCGACCGCCTCCGCAATCTGATTGATATCGTTACTGGTGCCGCTGGCGTTAATATCGCGAATGACGCGGGTGTACTGCTCCCCCCTGCCGCTGTCCTCACCGTTCTGAGCCGCGATGCGGTCACCCTGTCCGTCCGTTTCCACCGCCGGCGCGATCATCCGGCTCCCGGCATACAGGGCTGCAGTCCCCAGGCCCAGCGCGGCGGCACTGGTGTTACGCACGCCCGCCACAACCGCTTTGCCCTTCTGATATCTCTCGCTGACGCGGTTCAGTTTCTCCTGTTGTTTGTTGAGCTGCTCCAGCGCCTGACGCTGCCTGCCCAGGCTGAGCGTGGCCTGGGCTGACTGGCTTCTCAGGCGCTGCTGTTCACTGCTCAGGTTGCGGGTTGAAATGCCCGCCGCTTTGAACGCTTCGCGCTGTTGCTGCACGGACAGGCGCAGGGAATTGCTTTTCACCTGGAGGTCGGACGCCGCCTTACGGGCCTGCTCCAGCGCACGGGTCTGCTGCGCCGTCGGTCTTTCGGCGTTGCGGAACTCAACGGCCAGCGCCTGCGCTTTAGTTTTTGCTGCAGCAAGTGCGCGGTCGGTGACAGCAAGCTGCGCGCTGACCTGGCGGAAACTGTCAATCTTTCCGGCCTGTGCATCCAGCGCCCTGATGCTGTCCTGCGTTTCGCGGATACCGCCAGACAGGCGGCGGGTTTCGTTCTGAACGGCTTTGAAGGGGCGTGTCGCCTGGTCTACGGCTTTCAGCAACACCTGCAGCCGAAGGTTATTACTCATCGGGGTTTACTCCGCTGCGGATCATCGCCTGGTGCCGCCAGTCGAGCAGGTCGGCCAGCGGCATGATGTACATCTCAGAAGGAGGCCAGTGAAAAATCGTGGCAACGTCGGCCATCAGGTCATTGACCGTCAGCGTTCTGGGCCAGTCTACTCTTCCGACTTCGGCGACAAAAAACCGATAATGACCCCGGCGATTGAGATCAGGTCTTCGGGTGCCAGATTCAGGCACTCCGCTTTTGTCAGCGTGGGCTGGCTGATGCGGGGCAGTACCATCAGCAGCGCGTCAACGTCCGAACCGGCAAGGTCAGCCAGGCGGACGCCGCGCAGCGCACCGGCGTTCGGTTTACTCAGCTCAATCCGGCCGATTTCGGTTTCACCACGTTTTACCGGGCTGGCCAGCGCAATCACGTTTTCTTTCTGTTCCATCGTGTTATCTCTTTTCAAAGGAAGAAAGGCCAGCGCCGGGCGCTGGCGCTGTTATCAGACCAGGCCGAGGTTTTTACGGCGCTGCTCCAGGCGGTCAACGCCGTCAACGATTTCAACCATGTTCACGGTGTCGATCTCAATGAGCGCCTTGCCGTTCCAGGTGAGTTTGAAATAGGTGTTTTTGGTCGTGATTTTGGTTTCGGTATCTTCACCCTGTTTGGCTTCGCCAAAATCAAACGCCTGATGACGGCCGCGCACCTCGATCTCCACCGCGATTTCTTCGCCGGTGTCGTCGCGCTGGTAAGACCCGGCGAAGCGCAGCGGCACGGCGCTGCCGCCCCACTGTTTCAGCACCAGGTCATCCATACCGCCAATCGTCCACTCCATATCCAGCGCGTCATCATCCAGGCCGTTATCAATAAACCCGGCACCACTCATGCCGCCACCGCGATAGGTATCCAGCTTGCGCGACAACTTCGGCAGCGTGACGGCGCTGACCACGCCCTGATAGCTGTTTGAATCATTGAAGAGGTTCAGCCCCTTCAGCTTGCGAGGTAAGGCCATTTATCCGGCTCCTTAGCTGTTAACCGATGCGGCGAAGTTCGCCAGATAGGTGTCAGTGATGCGCTGGCGCAGCGTCAGATCTTCCAGCGGCGGGACGGGGGTGTAGTCGTAGTCGATAAACAGTTTCCCCGCCTTAAGGGTTGCCGTGTCGTTGGCGCTTTCGTCATACCAGCACGACGCGCCCAGCAGGTAACCGGCGCTGACCATTTCGCGGAATTTGGCATTGATACCCGCGATAATGTCGCGTACCAGCGTTGGCGTCAGCGGCTTATCGTTGGCCCACATGTGCGCCTCGGCGATGGTGTCCGCCAGCACCTGCGCGGTGCGGGTGTAGTTCTCAAACGCGAAAAGCGGATCGTCACTGCAGGAGCGGTTGCCCCAGAAGCGGAAACCGTCTTTGCGGATAAGCGTGGTCACGCAGGCTTCGTTGAGCAGGTCGGCATCGGTGCCGCTCTGCTGCAGATCCCAGAATACCGAAGCGGATACGCCGGTCACGCCATTGACGCCAACGTTTGACAGGGTTTTATGCCAGCCGGTGTCATTGTCGATTCTGGCGCGCAGGCCCAGCGCGCGGGCGGTTGCCCAGGCGGTTTCTGAGGCGTTGGCCGTGGTGTTCCAGGCGAGAAAGTCCGGCCAGATAACCATCAGCTCACGCTGGCTGAAATTTTCGCGGTAGGTGATCGCATCTGAAATGGTCTTGCAGTTCCAGGCCGCGACGTAAGCAAAGGCGCGCAGCTGCTGCGCGATGCTGGCGAGTGCGGTTGCGACCGGCAGCGAGTCCAGCCCCGGTACCCCGAGAATGCGCGGCTTAACGCCCAGCTGGGTCTGCGCGCTGAGCAGCGCCTTCATGCCGGTGTAGCGCCCGTTTTCGTCGGTGCGACCGATGATATTGGACGTGGTCTCCGCGTCGGTCGTGCCCGGCTTCACGCGCACCACGACGACAACGGGTTTCGCTTGGTCGGCGATGGCCTGCAGCGAGGCGGACAGGGTGCCTTTGGTTCCGGCTTTAGCAATCGCCGCCCGCGGGTTGGTCAGCAGTACCGGGGTATCAAGGGGGAATGCGGCGGCGTCAGCATCTTCTGCGGTGCAGACCATGCCGACAATTGCCGTGGATACGGTGGAGATAGTGCGCGTGCCTTCGTTAATTTCGACGACACGGACACCATGATGAAATTCAGCCATCTGATGCGCTCCGTTAATTAGGTGCGCTCAGATTGTCAGCTCAGGCAGGACGGTGCATCCGATTGGCGTTCGGCCACGGCTCAGCGGGCAGAACCCGCCGGGCAACCTATTTACCGGCTAAACCGCCTCCTCTTTGACACCGGTGATCTGCTTCTGGAGTACGCTTCTCACCTCGCCGTTAATCTCAACGAGGCAGCAGTAGTTAAACGGCGCGTCCATTTCACTGACTGCAATCACCACCGCTTCAGTAATGCCGTTGGTGGTATTAAACGTAATGACGCAGCCTGCCGTGACGTTTTCAACCGGCATCCAGCCTGCGCTGGTATCCGCTAACAGGGTTTCCGGCTCGCTGCCGGTTTCGTTAATATCTGACATCAGGACATTCCCCCATGACCGACCGCATAGTTGTTGAATACCGGCGTGTTAAATACCACGCTCAGAATATCTGTTTCGCCGTCCGTTCCGGCGGTGTAACTGGACGACGTGATATAGCCCACACCGGCGGAATCTTCGCCCGCCACCTTAATTTCTTTCTGAATGGCACGCCTCGTACCGCTCGGATCGCAGCTGAGCCAGAGCACGGTCAGCGCCGGATTAAGCCCGCCCTTGCCTGCCGAGAGCATTACCGGTCCCTGGTAACGGTAAGGCACCGGGATAGTTCTGCTGGCGACGGCGGCCAGCGTGCCTTTTCCACTGATAACCGCCGGGGCTGATACGCCGTTTTTAAAGGAGGTGATCCCGCCGCGTAACATTGCGCTGAGGTCAGTATCTGAACCACCCACCTGGCGACCAGATGCCCCCTTGTAGTTGGTGTTGTAACCCAGTACCGACGAGTTTGTTTCTCCCTCATTGGCGATGATGGTCATCCCGGATTTCGGCGAGGCTCCCGAATCAGACGCTGAGGTGTAGTTATAGGCCGGGCCATCTGCACCGCCGCCATTATCGTCCAGCCCGTGCCTGAAACGGTTACTGGAAATAACGCCCGCGTGCTGGTAGTCAATCTGAAGGTGCGCCGACATATTGTGCGGCACCTCAACATAAGAGTGATGCCCCGGCTTCGAAACCGCCCAGCGCCCGGTCGTACCATCCCCGCCGCAGCCGTTGCGCGCAAAATAGTTTGAGCTGACGACCACGCCCCAGGCACCGTGATTGATATGAACCCCGGCAAGCGCGTTACGATCCAGCGTTGCGCCGATAAGCTGACCTTCTCCGCCCAGGCGGATACCGTAACCGGCATTCCACTCAAAGCGACCGCCGATGTTTTTCCAGAAATTCCCGGCAGTCCAGGCCCCCCCGGCTCCGCAGAACATGCCCACACAGTCGATCATGCTGCCATCGGAGGCGTTGCCGGTCATGTCATCATTCATCGTGCTGTATCCCCACCCTCCGGCCAGGAAGGAGTGACAGGTAATGACCTTCGACGTAATGCCCATCAGCATGTTGTCTTTAGCGAAACCGAGCGCAGTGACGCTTACCGCTTTGGCTCCTGACAAGAGGTGAATGCCATACTGTGCATTGAGGTTTGCCGGGTTTGATTTACCGGCAGCGATGGCTTTAGCACCGTAAGATGCATCCTGAAAATCAATCAGGTCGTAGCGCTCCGGCCTGGCAAACAGATCCTCAACGACACCATGCTTACCAATGATAAGCCCCCGGCTTTTCTCACCGCTGTGCATCGTCTGGATCAGGGTCAGACGCCCGGCGTTCTGCTCCAGGATACCCTGCCCGATAGCAGTATACAGACCGGAACTCATGCCCCTGAACGCACTGCCGTCCGGCGTGGTAATGTCCTGAGAAATATTAAAAATCCCGTTCTGCATCTTAAATTCCATCGAGCCACACTGCACCATGTCCAGCAGGTACGGTGTGACGTCGACGTCATTATTTCCCCCGCGGATCTTCGGCAGCTTGTCGCGTGGCAGGAACATCACATCACGGGCCGGGCCACCGTTGGCAATTTCGGAGGTGATTTGCAGGAAAGCCGCAGAACCGTACTGCGGGTGCGGATTATCTGCCGCCACATGTGTACGCATCAGTTCATCGGTATGTTCGCGCACCGTAAGCACGTTTTCCTCAACATACTTACGGGTGGCAAGCACCACCGACGGGTCGATTTTCAGCGTGATGGCGGTCGTACTGCTGACGATAATAATCATCCGCACGGTTTGCGTACGGCCAGACCCCTCCTGCAGCTTTGGCTTGTAGGTGTCCGGGCAGTTGGCGACCGCCAGCAGGATGCCCTCAGAGTCAAACAGGCCAATTTCCCTGATCCAGAATCCGCCCTCGTCCTCAGGAATAACCTGCTCAACCACAATCTGGCTGCTGTTGTCTTTGTCGATATTGAGGCTGTTAATCAGCGCCCGACGCTGTTCACCAATAAGCGCCGTCTGCGCCGGGTCAGGCACCGGCACACTGCCGCCTCCGTCACCCACTGCCATATGCGTAATATTTACTTTCGTGCCGAGGGCCGCAGCATTTGCCAGCCGTGCGGCCCCCTGACTGGTCAGAAGTGCATAGAATTTAGCTGCCATCGTTAACTCGCATTGTGTCGATTATATGGATACCACTGGCAACCAGAGGTGAAGCTGATGCCGTGATGGTTTCAGGAAAATAGGGGTAAACAACCAGTTCCTCACCGAGATAACAGGCCACGCCGACGGGCGCGGCTCCTGTCGAATCCAGCGTAAGATTCAGCCCGGACATATGGCGGCTGGCAGGCTTGGTGTCACCGATTAGCCGGTCAAGCTCCTGATACAGCTCATCCGTTATCCCGACGTCTTTAACGCCGATATCCAGATGAAACGTGCCAGGCTCACCGCCGGTCTGCCACCATTCATCAATGCTCAGGCTGAATCCCAGCGACTCCACCACGCGCCGCAGCGCGCCCACGGTTCCCTTATGACGGTGAATAAACATGGATGACGCGACGATTTGCCGCTTTTTCGCCTCGCTCCATTTCTCGTCCCAGCGATCCACGGAGAACGCCCAGGCGAGATAGGGCAGGAAAATTACCGGGCAGGTTTGCGGGTTCCACAGGTCGCGCAGTGGCACGCCCAGGCTGCTGATGCCACTACCGGCCAGCGCCGCGTTACGCTCATACAGTGATGATCCCGGCGGCAACAGGCTACTCATCAGAACCGCCTGAGATAATGGTGTAGCCGGTACAGTTCGCGGCCTGCGTTTCATCAAGCACCATGTCGGCCAGCGGCGCGGCCAGTTCAACACGCTGCACGCCCTGAACGTGGAGTGCGGCATAGATTGCCGATCGCCGAATATCCCGGCCCAAGCGTCGCTGCTCGTTGATGTAGGTCTGCAGCCTGGTGTCCGCAGCGGAAAGGATCGGTTCAACCGCCGGGCCGGGATACACATACAGCGTTGCATCAATCCGGTATTCGACTATCTGCGCAGATTGCACGGTCAGCCGGTCCCCCACGGGGCGGATATCTTCATCGTTCAGCGCTGCCGTCACGTTTGCCAGCAGATCGGCTGCTGCCGTTCCGTCACCCTCGCGGGAAAGGATCGTGACCACGACCACAGCACCGGACGGGCTGGTAACCGATGCATCCGCCACGCGTCCGTCGGCTTCGCTGGCGTGTTTTTTATAGGCTCCTTTCGGACCGGCCACGCTCATCCCCTCAAAGGCTCCGGGGATGCGTTCGCGAAAATCCGCGTCGCTTTCGTATACGGCCTCTACGGGTGGCACCGCTTCATCATCTGCAGGGGAGATAACCAGACGCTGCATGTTGAAATTGGCCGCCAGCTGGTCAAGGTCGCTGCCTGTCGCATACGCCACCATGACCGCAAGCGCCGCCTCATTGATGCGCTGGCGCAGGATCAGCTCACGATAGGCGTTCTCCTGCAGCAGCTTCACGATGGGTTCAGACTCCAGCGCCAGCGCGTTTGCCACCGCCTGCTGTTGTTCGGCAGGGTACAGCGAAATCAGTGTGGCCTTGCGTTCGGCCAGCAGGGTTTCATAGTCCAGCTCTTCGACCACGGTCGGCGCGGGCAGCTGGCTGAGATCGATAGTCGCCATGATTCAACTCACAGGAATGGTCAGGGAAAAATCGGTGCCGGTATTTGCACGGCTGCCGGTGATTTCCACCACCGCGCTGCCGTTGTAGTCCGGTTCATAGGTGATGGCCGTTAGTTTTACCCGCGGCTCCCACTGGAGGATCGCCATGTAGCACGCGGACATTATCTGCAGCGGCATCGCCGGGTTTTGTGGCTGGCCGATCAGCACCGAAAGTAGTGAACCGTAGTTACGGCGCATCACCCGGGAGCCAATCGGCGTCACCAGAATATCTCTGACCGACTGGCGGATGTGCTCAATGTCAGCAATCGCCAGGCCGGTGTCGCGGTTCATGCCGCTGTACTTTTCGCCGGTCATTGCGGGCCGTCCGTTCTGCCACCGCCGCGCTCAATGCCGCCGTGGTCATGGTCGTCTACTACCACCCCGTTAGAGCTGAGCTTTCCGCCGGAATGAGTAATATTCCCCTTCATCTCACCGCCTTCTGTCACCTCCAGCGAGGCCGTAATCAGCTTTTGCGTGCATTCCACCACGGGGGTATCCAGCAGCACGCGGGTAGCGGCCTGGATCACCGCCTCCTTAATGCCCGACGCAGTAAGCACGCCGGTGGCCGGTTCATACTCGATCACCGCGCCGTCAGGGAATGACCAGTGCAGGGCATCGGCGGATGCCGACGGGGCCGGATGTTCATCGGAGAAAACGGCGGGCAGCACAAAGCCGGTATCCAGCTCGCCGCCCAGGCATAAAATAAGCACCTGTTCGCCAACCGATGGCGCGTTCCAGCTGCGGGTGTTACCGGCGCGGGCGGTCAGCCAGGAAAGCCAGCCAGTGGTGTTATTCCCTGTATCGACACGGCATAACCCGTCGTCCAGTTTTACGGCGGACACGGTTCCGATGCGGATCAGGTTGCGCAGCAGGCGCATGATTTCGTGGATTTGTTCGTTCATGCAGGCATAATGAAGGCATCGCTCAGGGGTTGGCAAAACAGGTCTGTCTGGTGGTGCATGACAGAACACTTCAACGCAAGGAATTCTATGAATACTAATTTTTTCTCCCAAGAAGCCACTAACCAAGCAATAAGAAATTATTTAGAAAAAATCTCAAACGCAGATACACAATCAGATTTTGATGTAGAGAGAAATGAACACCTCTCAACAATTTTAAATAGTATGATTAAAAACAAAACTCAATGGGACAATGACGCGCCAGTATTTATCAAAAGACACTCAGAAGATTTTATGGCTCTTTTAACTGAAAGAAGCATGCATAATGATCGAGTAGATATTGTTTACGCCATTGCGTTTAACCTTATCTTGGAATATTATTTAAACTCCCACCAAGAATTAGGGTCAGAATTAGAATCGATAAAAAAATTCACAATCAACAACATTGATAACTTTAGCGACTTTGCCAAACCCGGATTAAAATACAGCCTGTATGAGCTACCACTTTACCTAATGAAAAGATTAATATCAGGGGAAGAAGCAAGAGCCATAAAACTTTTAAGTTCAACTATTGAAAAAGCTGAAGAGTTAAAGAAAAAATGGGATGGGGAAATAGAATTAAAAAAAAGAGAAGTCGAAAAACTTCAATCGACACTTGATAGACAAAACGATGCATTCAACTTTGTCGGTCTTTATGCTGGGTTTAGTAAAATAGGGAAAATGAAATCAGAGGAATATAAGTGGTCAAAGATAACCCTTTTCACTTTGGGGGCGTCAATGCCAATTATTATTGCAGCCTCAGCCGTAACATTCATTAAGCTCAATATACAACTCAAAGAAACGATTGACCTGATAAAGTTAATACCATCCACATCTATAACCATACTTCTTTTTTATTATTTCCGCGTCACCCTGTCAAACTATAATTCAATTCGCGCACAAACCATGCAAATCGAACTAAGAAAAAGCCTGTGCAGATTTATACAACGATATGCTGAGTACTCTAAAGAAATAAAATCAAAAGATGCAAATTTACTTGTAAAGTTTGAGGAGGTGATATTTTCAAACATAATGGTATCACCCGAGAAAATCCCATCCACATTTGATGGACTTGAACAAATGGCAGCATTAATAAAATCCCTAAAAGGTGGGAACTAAGATAATAAAAGAGTGAAGTTACATTCATCATTCGTGTGAGATGAACTTTATAATTTCACTCTCAATCATCTGCTGGTCAGCATCGCTGATACCGAGTAACGGACGCGCCTCATAAGGCGTAGCTTTCGCCCCCCGCGATGGCCGGTCACGCAGGCCATAGTGATGCACCCGCGCCATACGCTGCACGCTCCCGGCGAATTCGACGACCGCATCACCGTTTACGCCCTTGGCTTTCAGGTACTTTGCCGTGCGCAGCTTCGCGAACATCTCACGCTTAACACGCCCGCGCTTTCCTCTCAGCGGTTGCTCTTTGCGCGGCTTAAACGGCGTGCCGTCCGGTGAATGCTGGCGCTTGATGTTTTGCTGCTGACTGGCGCGCAGGCGCTTTGCGGCACTGGCCGCCAGCTGCCGGACAGCTGAGGGTGAAAGGTTGCCGATCAGATGCCCCAGCCGGTTCTGAAAGTCATCCAGTCCGTTCACACCCGACCCCCGCTAACCGGCACACCGTTGGTGTAAATCTGATAAGGGGTATTATCCGGCAGCGGCGGTTCACCAACGTGATCAACATGAAGCGCGCCGTCCACTGACCGGACAATCACGCGCTCAGTCAGCTGCAGGTCAATACTCAGATCACAGGTTGTGTCACTGAGCACGTCAGCCTTAAACGTGAAGCCGGTACGGCGCTTTTCTTCCGTCGCCATAATGTCAGGCTGGTTCTCACGCAGCCAGGCCAGCACCGGTACGATAATCAGATCAATATCCCCCGCATAATCGGTAACCAGAATATTGAGCTGATACTGATACTCAAACGACAGTGAGCTGGCGAGCGTGCTGACAATGCGCCCGCTGTCGACAAACATATTGAGGCTTTCAGGGTTGCGCTGCAGCAGCGGGCTGCTGGCCGTCATGGCCTCGCGTAACTGGTTCGGTTTCAGCATCGTGTTTCTCCTGGCACTCTTTGATGATTTCCACCTGCAGCCCGCAGGATGCAAGCGCGGCCTCTAACTGCCGGTTGTCTGCCGCCAGATCGCCGGCGGTTTTAAGGCTGTTGCCCGGCATCGGGCAGCTGACCACGCGAGGACAGCCAATCCAGATAATCTCGGGCGTTTCTGAATGCCGGTCTGGCGTGCAGCCGGATAACATCAGCAGGCAAAGCAGCATCAGACCAGTTGCGCAGGGCCGGGTTAGCATGGATTTCCCTCTGTATTTGCAGCTCACGCCCCAGGGCTGCATCACCGGCACGCCCCTGGAGTAACCGCAGCTCGGCCTCTCGCCTGCTGCTCTCTTTTTCCTGCACCTGCAGGCGGGTGATAGCCTTATCACGGCTCTCAATTCCGGCTGACAAGGTGCCGATCACGCGCTGTGCGCTGGTCAACTCGCCGCTGACCTCATTCAGCCGCCAGCCGGTGTACGCCAGCGCCAGCAGCGCCAGCGCCAGCACGGCAGCAATCAGGCGCGACATGTTGTCACCGGGTCGTTAAACATCAGCCTCAGCACCCGCGCTATCACCATGGTAATCAGGTAAATCACCAGCGAAACCAGGCTGCCCGTCGATACCAGTAAAACGATAACCAGCAGCCATATAACCCAGCGACCGTAAGGACTGGATACCCCGATAAACCTGCCCGCCACTGACGTGACCAGCGTCTGGATCAGGCGGCCGCCGGGCAGCATGGTTTTCATCAAAGGCGTACCACTCAGGCACAAGTAGACAAAAGCAACCCACAGCAGCACATTAACCAGCGAAGCCAACAGGCTGGCCGGTGCAACCACAGAGAGAATGATCCCCATCATCGATAAAGCGGTGGCAAGACCGATATACAGCAAACGTTTCATCATCAAACCCCTTTTAAACACCAGTTAATTTCCCGCTCGCGGCGGTTCTCCAGCCCTTTGTTGCGAACACCTTTCACAAACACCCAGCGCGACAGTTGCAGGCAGGCATCGCGCCATTCACCCTGGCGCAGATACGCTGCCAGCGTGGAGCTGCAGGCGGCAAACACGCCGACGTTAAAGGCGAACGACACCACGGCGTCATACACCTGCTGAGGCATGCGCGCATCAATACAGGCGGCCAGCCCGCGCTGCACGCGCAGCACGTCCAGAATCAGGTTTACCGCTGCCTGGCGCTCGGTGATGATGCTTTTCGGCGTTACGCCTTCGGTGTGGCCGATGCCGTTAGTCCACACCCCGGCGCTGCACTGATAGGGTTCGGTGCGGCACCCTTCGGCGTCAGCAATAAGCTGCAGCCCCTGTTGCGACACCTGCAGACTGCCGTACTGCGGCAGCAACGCGGCGATGGCCAGCACGGCGGCCACGGAGCAACGCTTAACGATCTGGCTCAATAATCACCCCCGGCGCAGCGCGGCGCTGCAGTTCGTAGGTTTTGCGGCGGTAGTGCCAGTTGATAAAAAACGTCGCCACGTTAATCAGCAGCGTGACCACTGCGACCACGGAGCCAATCATAAAAGCGATGTCCTGCGGTGTGTGTCGGCTCGCCCACATCAGGATCACGCCGATAACGTAGTTGATGGCCGATGTAATTCTGTCCATTGATTAGTCCCACAGGTTGACGGTCTCAGCCGATGACGACGCGGGCAGATCGGGCAGCACCACCTCACACCCGTGAGGGAGCACCGGCCCATGCCCGGCCAGTCCGGGGTTTGCAGCATAAACAAGCTCTACCACCTGCTGCGTACGCCCGTAATGTCGGTTGCAGATCTCATCAACGGTGTCGCCCTGCTGCGCCCGGACTTTCATCACAGCAACCCAACGATGCAGCTCGGCTTATCGCCGATACGGCTGATGCTGAAACGCGCATCACGCCAGTACTCATCTGCCGTGGTTTCACTCTCCCCGGCTTTTTTCGCGCCGCTGGCGCTGTAGTTGCGGTAACGCTCGACGATCACGGCAGACGTGGCGGCATAGACGGCGGCAAAGTAGTGCATGACTTTCTCACTCTCCCCGTCGAACGCTTCCGCCTTTACGTCTGCCAGCGTTGCCGCGCCGCCGGACATCTTTTCGGCGCGCCAGTCATACAGCTCGGCATTCACCTCCGAGATTGCCGTTTTCACCGCCAGGCGCAGGCGCTCAGCTGTGACCGTTCCCTCAAGCTGCAGCGCTGCGCGGAGTTTCTGCAGGTCAACATCGGGCCAGAAAAAGGTGTTCTTTACCGGCGGCTCGGCGCTTTCTGCCGGTCGCGGTGCGGTTGCAATTACCGTTGTCATTGTTGGCCTCTGAATAGGTGGGCGGTGGAGGATGGCGCAGAAGCCTGAAAGGCCATTGCCATCCTGCCGCCCGGCGCGGGGCGCGTTCTGTTAGCGGCTGGCAGCCTGCTTTCTCAGTTCCGTAGCCAGCCGCTCAATGTCCTTTTTAACGCCGCTGCCCTGGTGAAGCTGCAGCGCACGTTTTAGGTGTTCTATCGCATCCAAAGCCCTGCCCGCATCGCGAAGGACATAGCCGATAATCTTGTGCAGCTTGGCGCGCACCTCATCGGGCATATCTTCCGCTTTCGTCAGCTCAAGCGTTGCCAGCAGCGGGGCGATATCGACCGCCTTTTTTGCCGTCCAGGCGCGGGTCGCCGCCTCGGCCACTTCTTCGGCCAGCAGGTACGCCGTGCTGTTGCGCTTGTAGGTGTCCGTCGGCACCAGGCCGTGCTGCAGCGCATAGCGGGCAATCTCCAGCGCGGCCGCCACGTCACCGACGTCAAGACGCCAGATCATGACGGTCATCAGGATGGCATCCTGTGCGCCTTTCCCGCTCTCCAGCACCCCGGCCACCCACGGCAGATAGCCCGGCAGCATCAGCCGCTTCATGTCGGCTTTGCGCTCGACAGAGCGCACCTTTTTCAGCTGGCGCTTATCTTCGTTGAGTTTCAGCAGCATCAGCTCATAGCCGTTGGCGTGGCGCAGCGGATTATCCTGCTGCTTTGCGGCCTCGATGGCCTGCTGGCGCATCTGGTGACGTCGGGCAGGGCTTAACATGCGTTACTCTCCTGCCGGTGGCGTTTCTGCCAGCGGGGTGAAGTCGCCCAGCTTGATGTTTTCGATCAGGCAGCCCGCCGCGTAATCCTCGATCACGTAGTCTTCGTTGATAGACTCGTAGTTTTCGATGCGGTCACGCTTAGCCACCTCATCCAGCAGACGACGATGAGTACCTTCCTGCCAGTAGATAGACAGGTTATCCAGGCGGGTGATCAACAGCGCGTCAGCCGGGAAGTAAGGCACGCGCACCGCTGGCAGGTTACCGATACGCTTCTGGCTGATAATCATGTCCGCCGCCAGCTGCTCGGTGTTGGCCTGCTCCTGGTTGACCAGCGGGAAGTATTTGTCAGCCAGCAGCTGGCGACCGCAGATAACGACCAGCTCAGGGTCTTCCTGGAACCACGGCGCGATCAGGGTGTTGGTGGCATCCATTACCAGCGCGTCAAGGTTGGCGTAGTCGCCTTTTGTACCGATGCGGATAACGTCAGAGATCACGGCACCGTCATCACCGGTGATTTTACTCATCACGCGGGTCGGTGCATTGTTGCGATACTTCTGCAGCCAGCCGACGGCCACATCCTGCAGCATCGGGTACTGTGCACGGTTTGACGTTTTGGCGCGCTTCACACCGTTAAAACCAATCATCAGGCGATCGAGCGACTGGCGTTTAATGATGGCGTCGCGCATCCGCGCCTGGAAATCTTCATAGCGCGCCCACAGGTCAAGCTGGTTGTAGCGGATATGAAAATCGTAGTTAATCTGCACGCACTCATAGCCTTCTGAGTCCAGCGCGGAGAAATCAGCGGTTTCACGCTCGTCACCACCGGCAGTATCGGCGGTGCTGGCGATAGAGCCGGACACGCCAATACCAATTTTCGCACCCTTCATCTCTTCAACCGGCACGATATTAATCAGGGTCAGAAACGCGGATGACTCCTGTACGCGGTTCATCAGCGTTTGCGTTACCGACGGTTCCACGGTGAATTTTTTGTTCATATCGCCGGTATCAACGCCGTTCAGCTCAGCCAGACGGGTCATAAAGGCGTTAAATTTAAAGCGGGTTTTCGTGCGCATTGGCGCTCCTGTCAGTTCATATTCAGTTAATCAGTGGGTGCCGGGCCGGTTCAGGATCAGCAGTCGGTTTGCAGCACCGCTCCGGCATCACCGCCCTGGGCGAGTGGGCGACGGGCAGAAAAATCACCATCATTTCCCTGCAATTTTGCGGTCAGTGCGCTGAGCGTCTGTGAGTCATTGCCCGCCTGCGTTTCAAGCTGCGCAAGTCGTTTAGTCAGCTTTGTCTCAAGTGCATTCAGTGCCTGCTGCTGTGTCTCACCGTTGTTTTGCACCTGCTCGGCCACCGCTGTAACCGCCGCGCTAACGTCGCTGAAACGCTCGTCGTCGGTTTTCTTTTTGGCAGAGAAAAGCGAGGTGACGCGCCCCAGCAGTGACAGGCCGGGTTCGGCTTCTTCGGTAAACTCGATCGGGGTTTCTTCTGCGGCGGTAAACAGGTTGCCGGGGTGCTGTTTACGCGACGCCAGCGGGTTAGCTTTGGCCGTGGCGCTGAAGCTGAGGTATTCGGTGCCGAGGCTCGCCGGGTCATCGGTAACGGCCAGACCAACCAGATAGGCTTTTCCGGTGTCGGCAAACTCCGGGTTGACCTCGATTGAGGTATAAATTTTCTGGCGCGCTTTGGTCAGCTCTACCAGTTCCGGCGTCGGGTCAATGTCGCCATAAAGCGCCAGCTTACCCTTCAGCGGCCCCTCGGTAATTTCTTCTGCCGTCAGCGCGGTAACGTCGCCATAGCGGCGGAATGGCGTGTCCGGGCTGTAGCCCTTGATGTGCTCCATATTGATGCGAGCACCGTACACAGTCGGGTTATAGCTCGCCGCCATTTGGGCGATCCAGTCGCGGGAAATTACGCGCCCGTCGGTTGTTGCGCCTTCAACTGCGATACGAAAACGCTTTGCTTTGATAGCTGCCATTAATCAGGCTCCGGTCAGTGGATTGGTTCAGGTCGGGGCCAGTTTCACCGCACACCCTCCATCCCTCAACGAAAGCCAGCCCGGCCATTCACCAGCGAACAGCCACAGCGGGCGCGGGCTTTTTCGCCCCGGTAGCCTTGCTTTCATGAACATGACACCCGGCACCATCATCACCGATCCCCGCCGTCAGGCGGCCCTGCTGTACTGGCAGGGCTTCTCTGTGCGCCAGATTGCGGAGACGCTAAACCAGAAAACGCCAACCGTGCAGAGCTGGAAGCTGCGCGACGCGTGGGAGGACGTCGCGCCCATCAGTCGCGTTGAGGCCAGCATGGAAGCCCGGTTGATTCAGCTCATCATGAAAGAGGTCAAGGGCAATGGTGACTACAAGGAGATAGACGCATTAGGCCGCCAGATTGAACGCCTGGCGCGGGTAGAACGCTATCGAGGCTCTGGCAACGAGGCGGATCTCAATCCGAACGTGCGCAACCGCAACCGGGGCGAACGCCAGCCGGTGATTAAAAACGTGTTCAGCGAGGAGCAAACGGAGAAGCTGACCGGCCTGTTTATGGAGGGCTGCTTTGAATATCAGCGGCACTGGCACAAGGCCGGTCTGACTCACCGTATCCGCAACATTCTCAAATCCCGTCAGATCGGCGCGACGTTCTACTTTGCCCGCGAGGCGCTGATCGACGCCCTGACCACCGGACGTAATCAGATTTTCCTGTCGGCCAGCAAGGCACAGGCGCACGTATTTAAAAACTACATCATCGACTTTGCCCGCCAGGTAGACGTCGACCTGAAAGGCGATCCGATTGTGCTGCCGAACGGCGCGCGCCTGATTTTCCTCGGCACCAACGTGCGCACCGCGCAGAGCTACACCGGCAACCTGTACCTGGACGAATATTTCTGGATACCGAAATTTCAGGAGCTGCGCAAAGTTGCCAGCGGCATGTCGCTGCACAAGAAATGGCGCACCACCTACTTTTCAACACCCTCGGCGCTGTCGCACAGCGCCTATCCGTTCTGGTCGGGCGAGTTGTTCAACAAAGGCCGCCGCAACCGGGCCGACCGCGTAGAGCTGGATCTCAGTCATAGCCACCTGGCCGCCGGCGCGCTGTGCGCTGACGGCCAGTGGCGGCAGATTGTCACCGTTGAGGACGCGCTGACCGGCGGCTGTAACCTGTTCGACCTGGATCAGCTCTCGCTGGAATACAGCCCGGCGGAATACCAGAACCTGCTGATGTGTGAATTCGTTGACGACGAGGCCAGCGTGTTCCCGTTTGCCGAGCTGCAGACCTGCATGATCGACAGCCTGGAAGAGTGGGCCGACTTCAACCCCTATTCGCTGCGCCCGTTTGAGTATCGCCCTGTGTGGATTGGCTATGACCCGTCACACACCGGCGACAGCGCCGGGTGTGCGGTTATCGCGCCGCCACTGGTCGCCGGTGGCAAGTTCCGCGTGCTGGAGCGCCACCAGTGGCGCGGCATGGACTTTGCCGCGCAGGCGCAGTCAATCAAAGAGCTGACGGAAAAATATGTCGTTGAATATATCGGCGTCGATGCGACCGGCATCGGCCAGGGCGTTTTCCAGCTTGTGCGCCAGTTCTTCCCGGCGGCGCGGGAAATCAAGTACACCCCGGAAATCAAAACCGCCATGGTGCTGAAAGCGAAAGACACCATCACCAGCGGCCGCCTGGAGTACGACGCCGGGCATACCGACATCACGCAGTCTTTCATGGCGATACGTAAAACCATGACGGCCAGCGGCAACCGCTCCACCTACGAAGCCAGCCGCAGCGAAGAAGCCAGCCACGCAGACGTGGCCTGGGCAATTATGCACGCTCTGCTCAACGAACCGCTTACCGCTGCCAGCGGCGGCATTAACCCCTCTTTCATGGAATTTTACTGATGAGCAAACGCAAAGGCCGTAAGACCTTCACCGCCCGGCAGCAGCCGACAGATAACCAGCAGGTACAGAGCAGCCAACCGTTTGAGGCGTTTTCATTTGGCGAGCCCACCGCCGTGCTGGATAAGCGCGACATCATGGATTATGCCGAGTGCGTCGGGAATGGCCGCTGGTATGAACCGCCGGTCAGCTTCCACGGCCTGGCCAAAAGTATGCGATCCGCGGTTCACCACAGCTCGCCGCTTTACGTTAAGCGCAATATTCTGGCGTCCACCTTTATCCCTCACCCCATGCTCAGCCAGTTGGAGTTTAGCAAACTGGTGCTGGACTATCTGGTATTCGGTAACGGCTTTCCGGAGCTGCGCCGCAACGGTCTGGGCGATCCGTGGAAGCTGGAAGTTTCACCGGCTAAATATACCCGCCGGGGAGTTGAAGAGGACACTTACTGGTTTGTAAACGACTGGAAGGAGCCGCACCAGTTTGGCAAAGGCGCGGTGTTCCATCTGATCGAGCCGGATATTAACCAGGAGCTTTACGGCCTGCCGGAATACATCAGCGCGCTGAATTCCGCCTGGCTGAATGAGGCGGCCACGCTGTTCCGCCGCAAGTACTATCAGAACGGCGCGCACGCGGGTTACATCCTGTATATGACTGACGCAGCGCAAAGCAGCAGCGATATTGACCGCATGCGCCAGGCGATGCGCGACACGAAGGGGATCGGCAACTTCCGTAACCTGTTTATGTACGCACCGAACGGCAAGGCCGACGGGATTAAGATCCTGCCGCTTAGCGAGGTCGCTACCCGTGACGACTTTTTCAACATCAAAAAGGCCAGCCGCGACGACCTGCTGAGCGCCCATCGCGTGCCGCCGCAGATGATGGGCATCATCCCCGAAAACTCTGGCAGCTTCGGGGACGTGGAGAAAGCAGCGGGTGTTTTTGTTCGCAACGAACTCACCCCACTGCAGGAGCGCATGAAAGAGATCAACGCCTGGCTGGGTGAAGAGGTGATTACCTTCCGCGAGTATGAACTGCCATCACAGTAACCGCTGACCGGCGGCCAGACCTGGCCGCTGCCTTTCCCGGCACCACATCCCAAAAACCCCGAAATGACATCAGGCCACCAGACCGCCTCAGACGCATTCTGACGCGTCCACCCCGACGCACCCGCACGAACCCGCCCACGCTAGAACATCCCGCCTGCGCACCGCTGACGCGGCCTGCGCATACATGTTTTACCCCTCCGCGCGCAATGCTATCCCCGCCACGCCTGCCCGCTTCGCAGTGAGCTTTTAATGCAAGTGCATATGCTATTCAAAACCGCGTCAGCTATAGCCGTGACTGAAGTGGCACCGGCTTTGAGCATCATGCAAAATCATGCATGTAAATGCACTTTTCCATATAAAATATTTAAGATTTTTTGTCGTAGTAAAAGTTTGTTTGGTTTAATAGAAGCATAATAGTTTGATATCAAGGTATCATAATCAACCACTATGATGTCAGGCCTACAACGCAAAGCCTGCTGCACTTGAATCCTGTCAGTGTTTTCAAGGTTGCCTACTATCAAAATTTTTTTTGGGTTAAAAACCCGAACATTATATCTTTCCAAAGCATGTTGGTTGTTGCCGGGAAAAGAGAAATACTCCGCATAATTATCTAGCTGAGCGATACCTTCATTAACATCATCGATAAATCTACGCCTATTTCTGTCCGCCTTAGTAACTTTCTTCCTATTTAAAAGACCTCGTTTAAAGTCACATATATCATAAAACCCATCTGCTCTTTTCAAGAGAGCATCAGGATTGATTGCCTCATCTTCGTTGTCAGGTGTTTTCTCAACCCAACGAAGTAACGGCTCATAAACCATACCTTTATAACCTAAAGAATCCAATATAATTTCAGGATTGGCATTAATGTAATCACCAATTGTTGTTTCAAGGATCTTATCGTTAAGTACAAGATTAATAAGGTGCGATGCTCTGACCCAAGATTCATTCAAGCTATTCGTAAAATTCTGCACGCCAAAAATGAACCCATCATTATTAGCAATCAAATCATTAACTCTCTGGACGATAAAAGACTCAGTCGATTTATTACTAAAAAAAAGCTGAAATGATATATATTTCGCCCTAAAAAACACACCACTTCGAGATGCAAGCACCACATTTGAAATTAAACCAGAACCAAAGTCATCTGTGAAATCGAACGCATGAGTAGCCTCTCCTTTGAAACAAAATTGCGTTTTGAATTCATCGATTATTGGGTGCCTTTGTACATCGTAAAAATCTAACGTTTTTTCATTTGAGAAAAGGAAACCTCTGAAAGAATTATCGTCAGACATCGAAATAATTGCCTGTGAGGGAAAGTCTCCATGACTCAATAAAGTTAAATCCTTTAAATTACCATAGCTTCTTTTCTTAACCTTTAGAGGGCTAAACTTTTTAGTTACCCCAAGAAATTCCACTGAGAAAATCTTTTCCTCTGACTCCACACACAATAACATGGTTGGATAACATATCTTCACCCTTACCCCATTGCCATCTATTATTCTTCCTTCTTCGTGTTTTTTCTCAATAAATCTAAAATACTTATTTAGCATTGTCTCGCAGAGCACTGAAAACTCATTCAAATTCATTCAATCACCTCTCCAGAAAAAACATTTGGAAACAATAGAAGTCAGAAAAATAATAAATCAACACATCTTGCACAACAACTATTTATTTATAGCTTTAATCATTATTATTTTTTAAGATAAGAATTAAAGAAGAATAGCTTTCCGCCTCTCTTATATCACGATTATTGAGAATATCAACAATCAAGTTCAAAGCAATCTCCCTATCACGCTCCATGCAGATAGCATCAGAGGCTAGTCTAGCGATTAACTCAACTCGTTCGAGCATAACATCTTTGTATAAATCCTCACCCACTTTATCCTCCTGCACGAAAGCACTGTATGGATAAACAGTATCATGCATATCGGATGTTGAAAACAATTTTTGTAGAAAATCATAATGTTGAGTTTTTTTCGCTCGAGCTGACAACTATTTATGAAGGTAATTGACTAAACCAATAGCACATTAGCAGATACTTAGTTATCGTATCCTCAACTGCACCATTTTAGACCAATTAGCCCCTTTATCCTTGGGCTTACCCGCAAACACCTCTCCACTGCTCACCCCACGGAACCATAACCCGCAAACTTTTGTATCTACTCCCCGAATAACTCGCAGAGCCATACCTCGGCTTATCTTCTCACCAGTTATCTCCTGGATCTCACTGATTGCTCTAGCGCAAGCCGTCTCAATTTTAGGTCCCCGATCGAGCGAGCGAGGCACTTTGTCTGGTTCTTCCGCTCTTATTTTCCTCAATAACTGCCGCCGCTCACGGTCACTTATCGTATTGAAGTCCAAATCAGCCACTGGTACGGGCTGCGTCAGATCCTCAGATCCCGATCTCCCCGTACAGTTATTGACAGAACTCCGAGAGGACGCGGGCGCGCCCTCAAGGTCAAAACCAAAATCAAGGCCAGAACCAACGGACAACACCGACGGCAGACTTTCGGCACTGTCAGCCGCCACGCTGGCAGCTTTTTTAGGCACAATCTTCCACTGAGTAAGCCGGGTAAGTATCGGCGTGTCTTCACCCACCTGGGTGGAGTAAACGCCCTTGATGCGGATTGTCTCTTCGCCGTACTCGTTCAGCTCGCTGCCTGCCTGGTACCAGGTACGCACGGCCAGATCGTCGCGGCGCACAAACGGGCCACCCTGCGCGTTTACATATTCAGCCCACTGCCCCTGATCGGCAGCATCATGCACGGCAGCAAACTCAACACTCAGGCCGTGCGCCACTTCGCTGTCAGCCATGCGGCGCAGCTCGCGGTAAACCGTCACCGGCGCGCCGCCTACAAACTGGAACTGCCGGATATGCCAGCGCGCCGCCCAGGCGGAAACCGCCGGGGCCGTATCCTTCAACGCCTTCCCGCTTTCGTCGTCCAGTTCCCCGTCCAGCGCGTAGCCGTCGATATTCTTGGAGATATATTTAGCAACGTAGCCGGTCGCGCTGCCCTTCTCGGGATCGATGGCTTCGGCATGGAAACGTGCTTTACGGGCTTTATCAGAAGCCAGCTCGTGCGTATCTTCCTGGAAGGCGTAGTCACGGATAATTTCACGGACGCGCTGCACGTCTTCCGGCAACATAAACATCAGCATGTGCCAGTGAGGGGTCGCGTCGTGATGAGGTTCGGCCACGCGGATACCGAAGATGCGGATCTCTTCGCGGTGCAGCTTGGCGCGCACCTTCTGCCAGACGCCGCACAGGTAGCGCTGAGTATCTGCCGGGCTGGCACCGTTCCATTTGCGGTTACGGTGCCCGGTCTTGATATTGGCGTGAAAACGAGATGGCGCGGTGATGGTGTAGAAATCCCCCACGAACCCCATTTCATTGCAGATATTCTCAAAGCCGCGGATACGGGTCATCAGCTCGCAGCGGCGGATCGCCGGGTTTGCCACGCTACCATCGTACTTTTCGATCAGGCTGATTCGGTTACCGTCATCGTCCTCCAGCTCCATTCCCTTGAGAAATTCGCGGGTGCGGCGCTTCTGCTCGCGCCACTCGATCACGGTCATGGTGCTGGCATACGGCGTGTGCTTTTTGCTGACGTTAGCCAGGGCGATCTGCAGGTGCTCCCTCCATGATGCAGCCAGCCGGCGCAGGCGGCCTTTCCACCATTTCTCGGTTTTCATACGGTGAATGGCTGGTACAACATCATCCGGGCAGAAAAACTTAGTGCTGACCTTATCCCACAGCGGCGGGGTCTGGCCCAGCTGCCGGGTGATGGCCGCTGCCGTCATATAGGTGCGCCAGACGTGTTTGTAGTCAGACGCGCCCTTTACCTGCTCATGCGCCTGCACCATTTCCGCCAGGATAAAATTAGCGACATCACCGGCCAGCAGATCCACATCAGCGCGTGACATATCGGCCAGGCGGTTAAATCGCCTGATAATCTCCCACAGCCCAGCTGCAGCGCTAACACCCCGATCACCGGCAGGCGCTATACCGGCCAGCATGCCAAACATATCGGGATGCATGTCATTAACCCGGTACTGAGCATTAACGCTTTCAACACGCGGCAATGTGCGCTCAACGAATGTTTTCGTTAAGTACGCATTGGCGCGGGCTAATCCCTCTTTTTTCTCCAGACCGTTCATGCGGCGCTTCACGTCCATCTGGATCAGAAGCGGCTGCGCCTCCAGCAGATCACGCGCACGCGAAAGCGCCGCGAACATCTGTGCGCGGCGTTGAATGTAGGAATTAGTGAGATACGGCTTGCTGATGGCATCCCCTGGGGTGTTCCAGGGGTATGCGTAGGCTTGTTGATTATCAACGACAGCATTACAGTTGGCACTGTTTCCAAAGGAAGGAGTTTTTAATGTCGTCTTATCCACCGCTTAATCGTCCTTATTATGACGATATGATGAAAATGCACGCGGCCGAATCTGCACCTCGAGGCGCTGTAAGGCTCTTATCAGCGAACGAAATGTATGCCGCATGTGACGCGTTTTTGAATCTGACGAGAAACTACGAAGAAGGTCGTTGGCTTCCCTCAAAACCCTGTCGAAATGAGATTGCTCGTCGGCTCCAATGGTGCGTTGAAGCAAAGTGGATACCTCGCGAAGAATGGACAGGAGCAGTGCAGCGCGCATTGAATAGCGTGCTCCAACCGATCCGGCACACCCATACACAAGGATTTCCTGAGTGGGTGACAGAGGGATCTCTAGAGTCAGATATTCACAATTCTGTTCGTGCAACACGCAAGACAGTTGAGCTTTTTGCTCTTGGCGATCGGCGATACGTGCCAATGCAGACAGAACTTTTTCTGCTTCCCGCTCACTTCGGCGAATTTCTTGCTTCTCTGGTCGCTGGAAATGTATATCCGATGTGGCTTGCGCAGGTTGATAGCGAAGATACTCCGGAGTGCCGCGATGGTCAGTACCCGATATATACCCAGCGAAAAGATTAATCATCGTCGTTTTATTATTAGCTGACTTAAGCATGGCGCGTCACCACTGCATTATCAGTTGCATTAAACCCGCGCCATTTAGCAAAATTACCAGACGACACTGCAATAACCTCTACAGCGCTTTTCCCCTCACCAGCTGCCACACCAATGCTGCGCGGTGCTGTTACCTGCACGACCTCAAAGCTGGCATACAGCTCGCGCACCAGCTGCGTGTCGCTGTTCGACACAACTACCGGCACCATATCTTTGGAGAATTGGGTAAGCACCCCGGCCAGAAACGCCTGATCACCCGCGTTAAAACCTCCGGCGCTATATTCGGTAAAAGTGCCGTCATATGGCGGATCGCAATAGACCACATCACCGGGCATCACCGCCGATAACGTCTGTTTGTAGTCAGCACAAAAAATCAGTGCGCGCTGCGACTTGATGGCAAATGCTTTTATTTCTTCCAGCGGGAAATATGGCTTGCGGTAGTTTCCGTAAGGGACGTTAAAATCGCCTTTCTGGTTATAACGACACAGCCCGCGATAGCCATTCCGGTTAAGATAAAGGAAGTATACAGCTCGGGTTAATCGTGTCGGCCATGTTCTTTCATTGAACTCTTCGCGTATGCGATAATATGCGACCTCAGATCGATTCTCCTTAAAAACAGCATCAGCAAGAGTAATAAATTTCTCCGAGTCAGACTGAATTTGCTGATACATGTTAATCAGATCAGGATTGATATCCGCAATCAGATACTCTTCATAATCCGTGTTCATCATTACGGAACAGGAACCCGCGAAGGGTTCCACCAGACGACGCCCGGCTGGCAGGTGCTTAACCAGGTCAGGCATGATGCGGGATTTGCTGCCAACCCATTTCAGAACGGTGTTCATACAGCAGCCCCCCGGTAATGTGTCGATTTCAGCTCGTCCACTTCTTTGCAGGCCACGCACAGCGTTACACCGTCCAGTGCCTTTCGGCGAGCTTCAGGGATAGGCGCATCACAACTTTCACAGAAGAAAGCGCTCAGTGCGACCGGGCGCTGTGTGGCATTAGCGATATTGCGGGCGAGGTTCTCAGCTTCGCGCTGCTGAACCAGATCCATAGAGTCAGCCATTAGCGCGTGCCTCCCTTGCTTCGTTCTCATAACGCTCCGCTTCTGCGCGCAGCATATCTGCCACAAAGAATCGTGATTTCGCGCGGTGCTGAACTTCATTAGCCAACGCAGAAAGGCGGCGGGCAAACTTAAAACCAACCTCAGCGCGTTCATCAACCCTTGCTTTATTAATCAAATCGATCAGCTTAACTACGTCTGCGTCAAACTCTCTTGTCTCAATATTTCTCATAGTATTTCTCCAGATTCAGGAAAAAGAATGCCCGGCGGGTTTACCGCCATAATTAATATTGTGGTTTTAAACTAGGCTATCGGATAACTTAAACTTACCGGGCAATAATTCACCCCAGCGGTTTAATTTATTCATTGCGGTGATAATCAGCTCGCGCCGATGTAAATCAAAAGACTCGAACGGCTTGCCAATTTCATTGGCTGAAAATGTGCCGGGTGCGCTGCGGTTTACCAGCGTCATAACGCAGAATTTATAATCCTCACCCTGACGGTTGAAAAAGTTCAGCGTCCGGTTTCTGTTTTTGGAGAACATTTCCTGACGAGCTTCGCGAAACTCATCAAAGGACATTTTATCAACGCGGTTATGCACCAGATAAATCTTTTTTGGAGCGACCGGCAGATGCCTGATGTTGCCTTTTAATGCGGTAGCGTAACGAGCCATATCAACCCCCGAAAATGCCGACTATGCGAGCAAGAATATTTTTCCGTCTTACGTTAGCCATGCCACGCAGGAGCTCAGATTGTTCGTTGCATGGATGCCACTTTTTCCCTTTATCGCCAGAGATCCAGCCGTGACCGTAGGCCATTGACGGGCTTTGACGCTTTAACATTGGTGCCACTGAAATAGCCATGACCACCTCAACTTAGCGCGATTGAAGCGCTGATACCGCTGAGCGCGTCCACGGTGTTAGCCAGGGCTGGGTTTGACTGCACCCGGGCATGAATACTCAGGCCGATCAGCGTCAGGCAGCGGATACCAGCATTGACGTTTTCCATGAAAGCGCTCTTGCAGGATGGCGTCATTTTCTTACCGGATACTGCGGCGGCCGCCAGCTTGCCGATCTCAGCCGTGGCCTGCATAACGTACTGCGGAACGCGCCCGGCCTGCGCTTCATTAACCGGAACCGCGGGCATGCACTTCATTTGCGCCAGCAGGCCGTCGATCAGCGCCGCGTCCTCAGTCACATCAGTGATGGCAACAATCTCCATCGCGGTGAGCTGATGCACCTGATCCGGGTTGAGCTTGTTGCGTAGGGTCTGCTGGTTCATACCCAACGCCTCGGCCAGTTCACGGATGTTATGGCGGCTGGCGAACACCCTGCAGGCGCTATCGAAATGTGGTTGTGTGGAAGTCTGATAATCAAACATGCTGCATCCTTACAATTCACTTAGAGTGAATTACGCGCCGAAAACCAGTTGGAAACGTGAATGCCCCAGCGCTTTTCTGAGTTGTTCTTCTTTCCAGCGGGCATAGTAAATGCGGATAGGGCCACCGGCCTTCTTGCAGCCTTTGCGAATGTTGCGAGGTTCAATTGGTACGCGAGGATTGTCACCGGTAGTCCAGCGGTAAGCAGTCCGTTCAGAAACGCCCTCAAGCTCTGCAAACTGTTGCAGGCTAACAATAGGAGCGGGAACTTTGATGATTGCGATCTCAGAAGGCATATTGCATGATTCCTCTTTTGAAAATACCTGACAGTGATTGCCAAAGTTTTGCCGACGTTTGCCATTAACTGCCACCATTCACAGTGATACTAATGCTAATTTTAGTATCTAGCAACAAAGGAATGCTAAATTTAATGATAGATGCTAATTTTGATAACGAAGCGTTACTAAATAGGATCTGTGAGGTTTATGGGTTTACTCAGAAAATCCAGCTAGCCAACCATTTCAAAATCGCGGCAAGCTCTCTACAAAACCGTTACAAGCGCGGCAATATGTCATACGATTTTGCTGTTCTGTGCTCCCTGGAAACTGGAGCCAGTCTCAACTGGCTGATGACCGGAGAGGGTCATAAAGACTCTTCCGCCAATGAGGCCGATACATCAACAGCACTACCCTCATTCACTTTAAGTGATGGCATCCTTTCCAATATTGGCACTATCAATGCTGACAACAAGTTTTTCAGCAAACCCCTACGAAATGCCTTCTGTCTCAAAAGCGGTAACAAGAGCTACATCACAGAGAAAGATGCCTCTCTGACTGATGGCTTATGGGTGGTTGATGTTGAAGGAGCGGTTAGCCTGAGAGACTTAACGGTTCTGCCTGGCAAGAAATTACATGTTGCGGGCGGCAAGGTTCCTTTTGAATGCGCGACAGACGAAATCAAAATGCTGGGGCGTGTGGTTGGTGTTTACAGTGAGATCAACTGATGGCAATTCGTAAGAATCCGGCAGGAGGCTGGATCTGCGAGCTTTACCCTAATGGTGCAAAAGGTAAACGCATCAGGAAGAAATTTGCCACCAAAGGGGAAGCCCTGGCCTTTGAGCAGTACTCAGTTCAAGCGCCCTGGCAGGAAGAACGAGAAGACAGGCGCACTCTAAAAATGCTGATAGATGCATGGTTCAGCGCGCACGGCATCACTCTTAAAGATGGCATCAGACGCCAGCAAGCAATGAGCCACGCTTTTGAATGTATGGGCGAACCACTGGCACGCGATTTTGATGCACAGATGTTTTCCCGCTACAGGGAAAGGCGTTTAAAAGGTGATTACGCTCGTTCCAACAGAGTGAAGCAGGTTTCACCACGCACATTAAATCTTGAGCTGGCTTACTTCCGGGCAGTGTTCAATGAACTTAACCGCCTTGGAGAATGGAAGGGGGATAACCCGCTCAAAAATATGCGCCCCTTCCGTACAGAAGAAATGGAGATGGCCTGGCTAAACCACGACCAAATTTCGCTACTTCTCGGAGAGTGCAAACGGCATGACCATCCTGATTTAGAAACTGTGGTAAGAATCTGTCTCGCCACTGGCGCTCGTTGGTCTGAGGCCGAGAGCCTGAAAAAAAGTCAGCTCGCGAAATACAAAATCACATACACCAACACGAAAGGCAGAAAAAACCGCACAATTCCCATCAGCAAAGCGCTTTATGAATCCCTGCCTGATGATAAAAAAAGTCGTTTGTTTAGTGATTGTTATGGCGCGTTTCGGTCTGCTCTGGAAAGAACAGGCATCGAACTTCCCGCAGGACAACTTACTCATGTTTTGCGGCACACCTTCTCCAGTCACTTTATGATGAATGGTGGTAATATTCTGGTCTTGCAGCGTGTGCTCGGTCATACTGATATAAAAATGACTATGCGATATGCGCACTTTTCCCCTGACCACCTAGAAGATGCAGTTAAATTAAATCCGTTAGCAAATAATTGATTAAAAAATCTCAATAAGGATATAGTAATGGCAGCAAAACTTTTCACATGCCAATTATTCGAAAGCAAAGGGTTAAATAAAGCGATATATTTTTCTGGATTAACCTATAACCTCATCATTCATCCATATGTTTATGGCGAACCTCTAGCATCCATTCAGCCTATATACTACCTTGATGAATTAGAAGCTATTGCGAGGTTAAGAATTGAGCCGCCAAGCCCAATCTCAGAAAAAGAAATAGAGTATTTAATAGATAATTATTTATTCGAATACTCACTCTTAAACATCAATTCAAGAATGTGTTCAAAAATAACAAAACCTGCATTTTGGCCTTTCGATTCAAACGATCTATATCAATATCATGACAATAAAAACACCAGAGCTCTAACACTAGATCCACTTAATGACGATAGTATTGTAAGTTTACAAGATTCTTCAGGAAAAGAATGGGATTTCACTGACTTTTGCTTCGCAAAACCATTAATTTTCAACCATCTATCGAATTGCGCCATAAATATCAAGAAGCTCTATAATGAGAAAATAAATGTTATGATTACTCCTGACTCTCACCGAGATGGATATATGGGGAAATTGAGGTTAATTGAAAGTGAAAACGAAGTTTTAGATTATACACAGGCTCTTGGCTTAGAAAACAAAATATCGTTCCATAGGATAATAAACGTTGATACATTTGAGATAGAGTCTGAAATTATATCAGGCGACGTTATAGATATTCCCGTTAAAAAAATAACCACAAACAAAACCTATTCACCTTTGTTACTTTCATATTATTTTTCTGGATTAAGAGAAAGAAATCCGTTACTGAGCTTTACTGGTTATTATAATGTCTTGGAATATTATTTGGAAGACGCAGCGCCAATCATGGGACTTACAACTGATCGAACAGAAAAAGAAAATTTAAGACACGTAATTAATTTAATAACCAATCAAAATGAAATTTATCAATTCATAATAAATTCCTCGAGAAGACTAGTTACAAAAATAGGACAAGATATTATTTCATCTTCAGGTGTTAGGATCGCTGGCGTTAATGTTCAAGACGAACCAACATTAATGACTAACATTAGCGACTGGCTCTATAAAATACGTTGTGCAGTAGTACACTCAAAAAAAAGCAGGAGAGGACAAACCGAAGCTATCTTTGAACCGTATTCTAGTGAAGCCGATAATATACAATCAGCTTTAATTGTGATCAAATGGCTATCTCAAAAATGTATCTTAAAAGATAATGAGTTAACAAACGCTCTACCATGAACCAAAGCTATAGAGTGGCGATAAAGTGGCGATAGATATGGCGGATAGTGGGTAATCATTGGCAAACAGATGCAAACTATGTCAATGATAAATAAAGCAACCTATTGATTTTAGGTTGTTCCGGTAGGAACTCATAATCGCTTGGTCGCTGGTTCAAGTCCAGCTGGGGCCACCAAATTTTAGCTGTTAGAACAGCAAGTTAAGCCACCTTTTGAAAGGTGGCTTTTTTGTTTGTGTGAGAGAGTGTCGCAAAAGTGTCTCATTAAGCACCCAGCTTTTTGGCCTGGTCATCTTTGCCGCCTGAGTATCCCTGAGGCCTTCGAAAAGGCCTCGCCGTGAGGACAGGAACTGTCTAAGGAATTGCGGGCGCTCCAAATATCCTTCATCACTCGCATAATTATCGATGCATTAACACCTGTAGAGCCAAAGTTGGTGCAGCAGGTGCCTCTATTAGCTGGTTCAGCTGTTGCCAGCTTTTCTCTGCGAGCTGTTGACTGGGCTGATTTTCCAGAACGTATTCTTCCCGCTCAATTTCGGCATTCAGGATAAATACATCCAGTTCTTCCTCTGTGATAGTGGCAGTTACATGTAACTGATTATTTAATTCAGAATTAATTTTCAA